GTTGTGGTCCCCGTGAGCGTTCTCGCACTTGCTGGAGCACCAGGGGAAGTTGGTGCCGTCGAGATCAGCCTCGCTGCCGCACCACGGGCAGGAGGGCATGGCAGCCTGCGCGTCCTCGTCGTGGAAGCCACGAAAGGGGCAAAGGCCGTCGATTAGGACGGTGTTGCAGGTGCCGACTTGGCAGCGGTCGCTCACTTGGTTTCTCCTCGGAGGGCGGGGACGGCGCGAAAATACACTTCTTTGGCCCACTCGTCGGGAGATATCGTCAAATCGCGGAAGGCCCACTCGGGTGCTTTCATCCGGCAGAAGCAACACTCGGGCTCGTTGCAGTAACCGCCTTTGCCGTCGAGGCATGCATCGCATATTGCGACTACGTACTGTTGCGCGCTCATTCGTTGCCTTCTTTCAAGGCAGGCACCACGCGAAAGGCATCGTGCGCGGCCATCGTTGCCCGCTCCGCCGCGAAATCGCTTGCGCCACGAATCGCCATGTCCGCGTTCATCACGGCCCGGTTAAGCGCGTATGTGGACGGACTGCCGATCCAGCATTGGAACTCCGGAGAGTAGTCGGATATGCCGATGTTGATTCTTAGCGTCTCCGCGTCAGCCATCGCGTCCTTACGCGCCTGTCGTTCGGTGTCACTCATGGACGGGAATATAGGACAGCATCTCCGTCCTGTCAACACTTATTTAGAGGGTATGTTGGGGTTGTCCGAGAACCGGACAAGTGCTAGGATTCGGCCAGTACGGTCTGTACTACCTCCGAGGGTAGGGTGCGGCTCGCGGATCTGGGCTGGAGAGCCCTACCCTCGGAGTCCCTTGCTAACCTACTATCTCGTACAGGAAGTGCGTCTGCCCCGTAGTCGTTGTGGCACCAGTAGTGCCAAGCGTTCTCAGGGCAATGCTTGCGGCAAAGTCAAGGCTGTTAATCCGCTGCACGGTATAAGCAACCGCAGAAGGGGTTGCCAGCATCGCTCGAACCTCTAATGTGTCGGAGTCGATTCGAATCAGAAGAACCTCTGAAGCCCAATATGAAAGTGCGGTCCCGCTCGAAGCTCGAATTGGAACTTGTGTTCCACCAACATCAAGTTCCACAATATGCGTGTTAGTTCCTGTTTCGTCGGTATCTAGGCCAATATTCAACCGGATCGCTTTCCCGTTGGCATCCAGAACGTTCGCCGCAATCGTGGTATCTGTCATGACGGTATCGGTCGAGTTCTGCGGGATGCTGTACTCGGTTACATCTGAAAGAACTAGCCCACCGACACGACCGTAAGTTGTCCCGTTAGAGCCAGCACCAACAAACGCCGAAGTCTGAAAATACTTCGCCCCGGTCCATGTTTGAGTATCGGTGCTTACAACCGTGTGATTGCTGCCTGGTCCTGCGGCTGTTCCTCCTACTGTGAGATATGGCAGGATCGGAGCTATTACGAGCGATGTGGTCGAATCGGCTACACCAATGACCACGCTCAGGACCGTACTAGAGCCTGGATCTGTACTAGTTAAGCCTCCAGCCGTCGTGCTGACGTATTGAGCTGCCCCAGCCGTTAAACCGGAAAGACCAGTTACACGTCCTCCTGTTCGAATAGAGCAACTATTCCCTGACGTTGCATCGGCAAGAACAAAACCAACCGAAAATGCGTGTACAACGTCTGGAATGAATTGGGCCGAATCTGCATCAGCCTTATACCAACGTCCGGCGGTACCACCACCAATGCCCGAACTGAGATAGGCTGCGTTGCCAGCAGTAAGGTTCTCGCCAGCAGTGCCAGCAACATCTACGTTTGCAGCAAACCCACTCAGGGCTGGGATGTTGTCCATCGTCCAAACTGGAGACGACGGAGGATCATCTGACCCCGGAGCCGCAAAGACTACCTTGTAAGTAGTAGGACTCCAGAAGATCGAAGCCCGGCCAGCGGAATCAAGCGTGACCGGATTAGTGTTTGGGGTCGTCAGGGCGGAATCGGAGAACGTGTCCCGCTTCGTGGACGTTCCAGCATCGTAGAAGAACACACGGTAGGAAGCAGCGGGGTCCCCGTTCGAGTCGAAGAACTGGAGCTTCACCCACGGCATAGCTTGGCCGGGCACTTACTTACCTCCCAGGATCATGTCGCGGATCTTCCCGGCGTGAGCCATGCTCATTCCGCCTTCAATCTCCTTGCCATACGTCTCTCGCAGGAAACGTTGGATCTGTGCCCCGGAAAGCTTCTGAGTGTTCTTCCACATCAGAACAGATGCTTTCATGCGCTCCGCTAGTGGTAGTGCCGAAGCAACCGATGGAGATACAGCCTTGACTGCCTCTGCTGCCGGCTTGGCGGCCGCTGCTACGGCTTTGCCTACCTTGCTCGCAGTTACCGCCGCCTGAGCGGCATTCGCAGTCTTGAGCAACTGGGCAATCTTCAGAACCTTGTCCGCCCCGCCACTCGCAACGGCGCCCAGAGCGGCGCCCCCGATTGCCCCTGAGATTCCACCCGACAAGCCACCTTCCACGGCCCCCGATGCTGCACTTGTTGCCACGGGCCGGGCGGCGCCCATGGCCGCACCAGCCACGGCACCCACAGGGCCGGCGACGCGGTATCCTTGCCTACCACCCGACACGGCGCCCACGGCTCTAGGAACGAGCGGCAGCGCGGCCCGGGCCAGCCTGGCCACTCCTGCCTTAGCCGCGCCACTAACTGGACCAGCAAGCATCGGGCTAGCAGCCATCCCGACACCTTCCACCAGCTCAGCGGGAGTCATCTCTACTCCAATACCTGCGGCTTTGGCCTCGGCGCGTTCAGGGGTTCCGAACAGGGCGGTGGACACGGCTTCTCGTGCTTTGGCCCATAGCGATTCCTGATCGTCTGGGCCGGCAGCACGCATGGACGCTTCAGGGCCACCGGCCAGGAGATTGCCCACGGCCATCTCATCCCCGGCGGCGGGGTCAACGTCCTCGTCATAGTCCCACGGGCGCCCTTCAGGCACTACCGGGCCCCCTTCTGCTTCAGTCGTCCGTCTGGCGTGATAAAGCGCGCTCCTACGGGCAAGGCGTTGTAGTCGGCCTCGTTCTTGATCTGGACAGGGGCGCCGGCAGCGTTGCCAGCGATTGGGGCGGATAGATCAACGCCGGACAAAGCCTTGTAGTCTCTGGCTCCTGCCTTCAACAGTCCACGCACTGCCGTGATGTTGTGCCCGAGGGGTTTCTTGGGATCGGTCGAGAACTTCAGCATCCGCTGGAACTCTGGCTCCGTAATGCTGGCACCGGACCGCTTGCGAAGCTCCGTATCCGATAGCGAACTTGCTAGCTGCATCGCTCTTTGCACGTTCGGGGGAAGATCCATTACGGCCCCCTGCAAACCGGCCAACCGACCAAAGACCGGACCAATCGAGGCTTGAACCTCGGGCAGCTTCAAAAGTTCATCAAGCTCCTTGGCTTCGGAAATGATCCCTGCCAACTGAACGCCCTTGGCCTGCGACGCGGCCGTTTCAAAGACAGGCAAACCTCTTTCGGTGGCCTGTCTCCTGGCCTCGTTCTTCATCTTCGCGCCGAAGCTAGAGAGAACCACTCCTTCAGGGTTGAACGTAAGTTCTTCGGTGCCTTCCGCGGGCTTTACGCTAGCCGATCCCCTGGCCCTGGCCGCAGCTTCGGCCTCGATCTCGGCCAGCGTCTTTTCGGGCTTAAGCGGCGCCCTTCCAGCACTCTCCCATTCTTGGCGGGCTACTAGTTTCTGCTCTGGAGTGACGGCGCCCTTAGAAGCAACGAAATCCTCGAAGGTTCCAGCCTTTGGTGTTGCGTCAGTGGCCTTGTCTTTCTTGATACCAAGAACTGCCCCAAGTGGTTCCGTTACGGCTTCGATTGTGGGCAAGTGATCAGGCGACCATGCACCTGCTAGTATCTGCTCAGAAACCCCCAAGCGCCTGACGGCCGCGGGTCCGTAACGACCCTTGAAGCCCTCCCAGGCTGGTCCCTGCATCTCGGGGGACATCTTCTTGATGCCCTCCAGGGCTATGTACATCCCCTGCAGCTCGGTCTTCGCGTCTTCAGTGGGCTTGGACTTGAGCGCCTGCGCCATTGGGCCATACTTGGCCGCGTACTCAGGCCCACCAATCCTAGCCAGGCCTGTCCATAGCTCTTTGGGATCTTCGCCGTTCCAGTTCGCTACGAAGTCGATGCCAGCAGCATCCCGAGCTCGGAGCCCTTCCTCTTCCTTCTTACGCTCCTTCTGCTCTCCGTACTGCTGAACTGCACCGCCGATCTGTTGGCCCAGGTTCCCTATCGTGTTCGCCCAAATCTCCCCAGACCGCTCCGCAGCCCTAGCACGCTCCTGCCCACCCATCAGGATCAAGTCCCTGATGGAAGGGTTGGACCGATGCCCGTACAGCACCGGAGGAGCGAAGGGAATGTTAGCCACCGACCAAGCCTCCCAAGGTGCCCGGCTTTCGGCCCCTACGAATCAGCATGGCGCTTGGATGTACTCCACCCGGAGCCTGGGCCGGAGCAGCGGAACTCATCCCGCCCTGAAACGTGGGAGCCTGGTAGATCGGCGCCCCCGGAGACGCCGAAGCACCAAGCCCGGCAAAGCTCCCAAGCGTACCTCCTTGGAACGGGTAGAAGTTCGTATCGTTGGGACGGTAGGAACCACGCTGTGATCCCTGGTTGGCGGCGATCCAGTTCCCGCGAGCTCGCGGATCGTACTCGCCCATCCTCATCCGGGTAAAGAAGTGCTTTCCAAGTTCCTTCTCGTCCCTGAGCCCGAGGTCATACGCTGTCGCCCCGGAGTGCGTCTGGTAGTTGCGCCATTCGTCTTGCGCTCTCCAGGCATCACGCCATGCCTTCGTCCCCCGAGCAGCAACCTCGTCAGGAGTAGGAGGCTTCGGTCCGTACCTGGCCGATACACCCCGACCGGGCATGGTCTGCGCCTTGAGTTCCTGTTCAGTCAACATCAGTAACTCCCCGGGAATGTCGGAGCGGGATCATTCAAGAACCCCGAAGCCAACATCTCCTGCCATTGTGCGTTCTGAGTCTGAGCGTTGTATAGCTCCATTTGACGTTGGAACTCAGCCAACGCTCGAGCCTGCTCTGCTCCAAACTGATTCTGGTACCCTTGCAAAGCCCGGTTGAACACGTTGGAGTATTCCTGGGCGCCGAAGTTCTGCCCATACTCCAGAAGATCCTTGAGGCTTCCTCCGGTACGGAGGACACCCCTAGCCGCCGCGCTACGCTCCAAAGCCTGACGGCCAGCATCGAGCCGGAACTGATAGCCCGGTTCCTGCTGTGCATCCTCGAAGCTGGGAGCATCGAACTCGGGAGCATCGAACTCAGGCACCTGTCCGAATCGATACATCGGAGACGAGCTGCCGCCATACTCGGGCATCTCAAACGTACCAAAGTCGGTTGGCGCGGGAGCGTCGGTGGGCGCCGCCGGGGTAGCCTGGGGCGCCGCAGGCTGATCGAATCCCAAGTCCCAGTCGCGACCCGGGCGCCGCTCGAACCTGTCTTCATCGAATCTATCGAACTGGGGCATACCGACTCCAATCCTCCCAACCAGACGGATCAACGTCCATCGGCGCTTGCGGCATCATCGGAGCTTCCTGCGGAGGCGCTTGTCCTGCGATGGCCCCGAGGGTGAGTGCGCTCCGGCGAGGGGCTATTCCTCGGGGAACGGCGCCCCCCGGCATCGGACCACCGGGGCCAGGGCCGGGCATTGGCGAAGGCTCGGGAACATTGATGCCGTACCGACGGGCTAGGGCGCGGCGGTTGCCCTGCCAGGCTTCCATCTGGGCCTGATACATCTTCATGGCCTTGTCATACTCGGCCTTGCGTTCAGCGTCCTTTTGCTTTTCGTAGGCCAGGGCTTCACGCTGTGCCTGTAACGACGCATCGGTAGCTTTGCTCTGCGCCCTTGAGCCAAGAACTCCCGCCGCGAGCGATCCAGCGGCTCCGATGGCAGGGGCGGCTATTGCTGCTGGCATACGGCCTCCAGTGGGAATGTCTTCCGCGAGTTTTCCGACACCTGCGCCGAGGGCTGCTGCGGGCATCCACTTACCTCTAGCCCCATGACGTATAGATCCATCGGGATCTTGATACCTCCGAGGCGTTCAGCGAAGTTTCTCATGCGGTAATCCGCTGCGCCACCAAACACCCACGACTCACCCCTGAGCCGAGCGATGGACGTGCCCTTGCGGATCAGGGCGCGCATGATTCCCGCATTACCCCTGTACTTCGGCTCGACCCACAGTCCCTCGAAGTGAGAGGCCCGCAGAACGGACAGGGAGCCGATGATCTTGCCGTCCTTCTCTACCACCACAACGTCCATGTTGTGCGGAGAAGTACCAGGAATCAGTGGATTCTCCGGAGACGTTTCCGGCTGGAGTCGGTCCCACTCTTGATAGCCTAGGATGCGAGCCTTCATGCCTGCACATCCTCAATGACTACAGATAGCCGGTACTGCATTGCGGGTGCTCCAACGCTCCCGTAGGTTGTAGAGTAACTGACCGGGGTCGCATCGTCTATTAACACCATGACGGAGCCACTCTGAACCGTCGCGGTAGTATTGCCAGTCATGGCGGCGCCCGAGACGGCCAGAGCAACCCCGCTCTCGGTCCACGAGAACGTCACCGTCAAGCTGCTAGAAGTCCCTGCGGCCTGAGTGATCCGAGCGTAGTAGGTCAGACGGTAGTAACCCGCTCCCAGCCCACCCCCGGAAAAGTCTGTGGCGCCGATACTGGCCGTCTGTGCCGTGACCGCTGCGCTGTTCTGAACGAATGGCGAAGCGTTGGTTTGACCTACCCAACGGTTGAAGAACTCCACCCAAGGATCAGTCAGGAACCCCGCGAGTTGGTCCCCCTCACCCCTCGGCGCCCTCGCTATGGCGTCCTGAAGCGGAATCGGGGCGTTGTCGAGGAACAGCGGCATCAGCCCTGCCTCTGTCCCTGTCCGGGGGGTGACTGCCCAAGGGTCAGGTATGCATTCGTCAAGCGGTAGTTGGCCTGGTCGCTCATGACGACCTCGAACACACGGCGGCGCCCTGTTCCCAACCGGTGCCACTCAACCCGAGTGTCATAGGCTCCGACCGCTCCCGCGCTACGCCACTGTTCCGAGCTCCACGTCCGACCCCCGTCATCCGAGAAACGCATCATGACCTGCGGATCAGGAGCATCCGCGTTACCGATTCCGGGCTGTAGATCCAACTCGAACTTGGAGTAGAACACCCGCTCGTTCTCGGCCATGAGTGCCGGCGCCCTCCGAACCCTTCGGATAGGACGGTCCTCCACATCCAGCCCGTGAGCGTTGCTCATCTCATAGATAGACCCATTCTCCGAGTCGAGCATCCGGTGCTGATTGTGAGCGAACGCATGCCACCGAGGGCGCCAGGACGTGTACTCTCCATCCTCTGCAATCCACGTCCCACGCTTGGCCCACAGTTGAGTCTCTGAGTCCCAAGCCCAGGTAACTCCCTCGGTCGGAAAGGTCAGGAGGTAGAAGTTGTGCCCACGATCTGAATAGCTATCGCCCTGAGCGTCCTCGATGGTCGAGTAGTCGCTGATCTGGTTTTGCAAGGCATAGGTCGAGATGACTTCGGGAGTGAACCCAGACGTGCGGAGAACGCTCGCCCGTCCTTCCCTAGAACCGGAAACCCACAGAAGGTCTTTCCCGAGCCGGGCTGCGGAGAACTGAGACGCAATCCCGTACTCCAGGACCCCGGACGGATGAAGCGCGAACGGAAACGAAGCCGCGTTGTTGTACCAGATCTCCGAAGTCTGCTCCCCGAAGAGGTAGATGTACCGTCCCGATACCTTCATGGCGAGCCACGGATCAGGACGCGCCGACCGTTGAGCGAAGTCCGTCCCCGTCGTCCAGGTCAACCCGTCTAGCAGGTTGGAGATGTAGAAGGTAGACGTAGCCGAATCCAGAGCGATGAAGTACCCGTCTAGCTGGTCCCCCATTGTGGCCTTGCCGTTGAGGGCCGCAACCTGCGTCAACGTGTTCGTCCCGAGGTCGAAGTTGTACCCGTTCGTCCCCGAGGTGATGAACAGTTGACCCCCGCCATCGCCATTGCTTGAGATGGTCGCGGGATTCGAGTCGATAGCAACCGTCCCGCGGAGGGTCGGGGCGCCGTTCACGTCGATCTCATAGAACCCCGTACCAGAGACGGCGAACTCCCTGCCCGCCATGTAGAAGTGCGCTCGGCCCGGTCCAATCCCTGCCGTGTCCAGCAGGCTCACTCCTGGGGTTGGGTAGAGCGCCGCTTCGGTGGTAGCGCCCTGGGACTCCATCCGCTCTACGTAGAAGTTGATCAGGTCTTCCTGATCTGCGGTCAGGGCTTGGGAGATGTAACTCGGACCAACGAAGCCATCATAGAGCATCTCAAGGCCCGGTGTTTATGTTGTACCAGGGCTGGTAAGCGCCCACGAGTGCCGCGGCCTCGAATGACATGTCCAAGAGCCGTATGTTGGAACGCTTGACGGTTTCCTTGGCGTCTACCGCCTGCTTGAACATCACTTGATCTACCTGCCGGGAATAGGACGGAGCGAGCTCCACGGCGAGATTCTTGACGATCATCCGCTCCCACCCTGGCGGAAGGCTGATGCTCGTGGCTAGACTGGCGATCTGAGCCACCGCTGCCGGGGCGTACAAAACCCCCTGAAGCGTGGTCAGGGTGGGAACCGGCCACAGGTCCAACGTCCCTAGCGGATAGGTCGGGTTGTAGTACCACGCCGTAGGCATCGGAGACGTGAGAGCCTTCTGTGGGATCTTGCTCCAAGCATCGTCAGTCAACGGCTGGAGCTGATACTCGGTGTCCGGATCTGTGGACGTGTCCTGAAAGTTGACATGATCCACATAGACGGGCCGCGCTACGCTGACGTTTCCTCCCGTCCCTACGGTGTAGTTCCCGTCGTTCGCGCTGATCGTCCAGGTCGTCCGGGTAATCGTGTAGATTTGCAGACGCTCTGCTGCCCACGAGTCTACTAACCGATTGAGAGTGGTGAGCCCGTCCGCAGCATCCGCCGCAGGAGCAGTCTCACCACCCGCCAAGACGTTCAGTTCGCGGAGAGCCGCCGCGATCAGATCGAGCGCGGTCGCCACGGGTTACGCCGCCGCGTTCTTGGGTGGACGGCCTCGCCGCTTCTTGGGCTGCTCGGGAACCTCGGCCACGTGCTCAAAGCTCTCCGCTTCGGCCGCTTTGACCTCTTCCTTGGCCTTCTCGCCCATGTTCCGGTCATCGTGGGCCCGGTGAGCGGCTTCCTTCGCCAGCTTGTCCTCGCGCTGCTCGGCATACTCCACGGCCTCGCCCTGGGAGTCTCGCCAGCCGTTTTCCTTGGCCCGGGTGTACTCGAACTCATCCTTGACGATCTGCTGACAGGCGCTTGAAAACTGCTCAGCAGCCCCAGGCTTACCCCCGAGCTCGGAATCGTCACCAATTCCGGCTGAGTATTTGCCGTTGGGCATGCGCTTCGCCCGATACACCATCTTCGGGAACATCTCGAAGCGATAGGGCTTGTTCCACCGGGCAAGCTCCTTGCCCATCTCCGTTTCGGGCGCGTACTGGACGTAAGCCATCTTTCCTCCTACGTGCTAGCGGTCGGGTCCTGGGTCGTGGTCCTGACGCCCAACGCGCCAACACCGTAAGTCGTCGTGACCTTCTGCCACCACCGAACCGCGGTACCGTCCGGCTGTGCATCGCCCTGAGCCAGCCAGACATCTCCGGTCAAGACGTTGATGTACGGGGAAACGGAAATGGCGTCGAATGGTCGGCCTACCGGGTCAATCGAGTAGAACTGATCCCCTCGGCCAATGGTCACGGTTGAAAGCGAGCTATGGGCCTGGGCGGACGTGCCGTCCACGCCACGAAGCACATTTACCCACGGCGAAACGCCGAGACTGACGACCGTCATCAGTTCCCGGTCAATCCACAGCCTGGTCCCCGGGAACATCCCCGAGGTGGATTCGACCTTGATCTGGGAGTCCGACGCCCCAGCCGTTTGCTGGAGCGTCGTCGTGCTTAACGTCACCGTCGCGGGCATTTACCGCTCGACCCAGCCGACGGTGTACTCGAACGAGTGAGCGCCGGACTGCGAAGCGCCCCACTGAACCAGCTTGAAGTTGCCGCCGGGCAGAATGACTGCCGGGGGCATGTGGACGTACAGGCCCACAACCGCCGTGCCGGCCATCGTGATACCACCCGTAGGCGGACCGTAACCAGCGCCGCCGAAGCCGAACATGTACTGATCTTCGACCACGGCAACCACCGAACGGACCCGCTGATGGTCGATCCGCTTCTCCGTCGCGGCCGCTGTCGCCACCACCGCACCGAACGACACGATAGCGCCGGTCGTGAGTGGCTGATCGCCGCGACAGTTGACCGACGTGGCCACGGTTCCGCCCGAGGTCTTCACGGTCGAACCGTTGTTATCGATCCAGGCAGTGAAGTCCGTGGTGGACGCACCGGCCCCGATAGCGGTCATGCGAATCCGCACGAAGTCGATAGCGATACGACGGGTGGAACTGCCGTTGAAGATGTGCAGCAATGGCTTGGTGGAGAGGTCGGCCTGGACCGGAGCGGGGTGACCGGCGATACCCGTACCGTCGGTCACGTTGTAGGTGACGAAGTACGAGCCCTCGTCGGCGTAAGCGGTCTGCTTGCCGCCTCCGAGTGGAGTGGTGAAGGCCCCGAGGTACTGATCCGTCCGCGACGGAGTAGTAGCAACGGACGTATTGTCGGCCTGGACGGTCGAGGGAAGGTTCCTCTGAATCATGGGATGTTCTCCTTACCTAGCTGATCGTCCCGGTCACGTTGGTGACCGTGCCGGCAATGGGGATCTGAGCGTAGGCCGTCCACAGCGCATTGCAGGCTACGACCTTGAACGCGATGGGAGCGGTAGCGTTGACCGTCACCACGTCGTACGAACCACCCGCACCGGACAGACCGCCCGTGAAGGTGAGAACGTGCGCCGCGGCACCGTTGCCGACGATGCTCAACTCGCAACCGTCCATGTCCACGGTGGGCACGGGGACGGTCAGGGTGATAACGCTCGTACCGTTCAGGATGACCATGAGGTCCTGACCGGCCGGGGGCAGGGTGAGCGTCCCGGTTGCCGTGATGCTGACAACCTGACGAACGCGAGGAGCTGGGTAGCTCACCGCCGTCTGCACCGGAGCATTGTCGAAGTCCGACGCCAGACCGTGAACCACGCCAGCCGAAGCGACATGCGCGACCTGCGCCGATCCGTCCCGACCACGAAGGACGTTTGCAGTTGTCCCAGACACGTAGTCCTGGGCGATCTGCATCATCTCGTCGTCGATCCGAACCAGCCGACCGGCAGCCAACGAAGTGGCCGAAGCCACGACAATGGACTTGTCGATCTGCGTGCAGGCCGAAGAGAGGGTAGTGCGTGCGAGTGCCATGGAAGCCTCCTACCCAACCACTCGGCAAGCCAGGCGGGCCTGCAGGGTAGCTGCACCGATCAGGATATCCAGTCGGCTAGGATTCTGGTCCGTCCCGATCATGTACTGCTCCACCATGCGGATGGAGATGTTGAACTGCTTGGAACTGACCACCGTCGCTGTCGCGCCGGCCGTGGGCTTGACCAGGTCGGCCATGACGAACGCGAAAGCGTCAGGATGGGCCACGATGCTCTGAGGGCTAGCGGTGGCGGTCAGAGCAGCGGCAGCAGCGGTGGACCAAACAGTGATTGCCGCCGCATTGGCGGGCGAAGCGCTCACGGTCTGGAGCTGACCAGAAGTGATGATGCTCGGGGAGATGGGAATGGTCATGGCGCCCGCGGTGTCCGAAGTCGTCGCGGTGACTACGAACTGCTGGAGCCGACCCGTGGACACGTAGCTCAGTGGATTGACGGAGTAGACCCCGGCAATCGTGAACACGTCTCCCTTGTTGAGCGTGGTAGCGCCGGCCGCCCATGCCTGGGTGACCAGGGAGGCGCCGGTCTGGGATGCACCGTTGACGGTCGGAGACGCAGCGGTGAAAGACCCCGTGGTGTGGGTGGAGCGGTTGGAGTCCTGATACCACTCACTGATCCCGAGTTGGTTCCGCCCGAACATCCCCGACTTATAGTTTTCGGAGATGGTGGCAGAAGGGTTGAACAGGGTGCTGGAAGCCTGGGCGATGGTAGCCATCGCCATCGTATCCAGAACCGCCACTCTCCCGCTCAGCGGAGTAGAACCGTCCGACAGCTTCACACCGGCCTGAAGGTAGGTCAGGGTAGAGCTAGGAGTGGTCCCAGGGGTTCCCACGGAGTTCCACACATCGCGGTAGACCTGCTCGTAGGCCAGAACGTCCGCCGCGTTGGCCAACGCATCCGCACCGGGCTTGACGTACCGAGCCTTGGCATCGTCAATCTCGGTGGTCGCCTGAGCCGAGGACCACGAGAAAGCAACGCCCTTCTGGTTGGTCAGGGTGATCGGGACGGTCTGATCGTAGATGTTCTGAAGCTGGAGAGCCTGCCCATCCGTAGGAACGAACCGCTGGGGAAGCCGAGCGTTGACGGTATTGCCTACCTTGGCGCCGGCCTGGACGTACTGGTCATCGTAGGTACGGTTGCAGCAAGCACCTACGAACTTGACTTCATTGATGAAGCCTCGGGCCACTTCCTTGGTGACCCAAGAGCTCGTGACGAGCGTATTCGCCATTGCGAGGAGTCCTCACCGTCGTGCCGCCCGTTGTTTGTCCCGAGCGTTCTCTCGGCGGACGTAATCATCAAAGTTGATGTTTTCGTCGTCCGATTCGACGGCAGTAGGCGCACCCGTCACTGGCCGGATGGGTGGATTCGCCTTACTAGACGTAGGCTTCGAGCTGACGCCAGCGGTAGCAGCTTCTAGCCGTGCTTCGAGTTTCGCGATCTCTCGGGCAATCGCCCGAGAGTTTGGCAGCGCCGCGATGCGCTGAAAATCGTCAAAATGCTCTGTGAAGTGCAGCATCAAGCCTGGTCCCTGATCAGAGGCTAGCATCTCATCCGCAATGACGTTGACCGCCTGCGGAGACTGCCCAGGATCGAGCGAAAGGGACGGCTGAAGATCCCACAATTCCGGCGCAATTCGGTCTCGGAAGGTCGGATCTGATTCTGTGACCTTGTTGACTCGCTCAGTGAACTTGCTGATTGTGGCCTCGACCCCGCGTGACCACTGATTGGCACGTTCCCGGGCTTGATCGAGGCGCCGCTCCTCGGCGTATGCCTGGCGCGCTACGTACTTGGCTGCGGCCTTGACATATTCCGCGTAGTTCTCAAAGTCCGCTTCCTGGGGTTCTTTGTCCTCCGCAGGCTTGGCTTCTTTGGCTGGCGCCGCCTCGGGCTGCTTGACCAGGGAAGCTAGGCGCTCTCGTTCTGCCCGCTCTGCCGCGAGCTGCCGCTTGAGTTCTGCTGCCTCCCTCGTGGCTTCGAGCATTCGGGCGCGAGGATCATTCCGAGGCTTTCCGAGAGGTTTCTCGGGGTCCACGTCTCCACTAGCTTCCCCTTCGGGCTCAACCTCATCACGAGCGTCCACGTCGGGTTTGGCTTCTCGGCGCTTTTCAGCACTAGCCTTGCCACCCTTCTTTCCGAGCGCAGCCGCAGCTTCGGAAACCTTCTCATCTTCTGACTTTTCGTCTGGTTTAGGCTCAGGAGCGAGATTCGCCTCCATGGCTTCAGCGGATTGGCCGTTGCCAGAGACGGTAAAGCCCTCGCTTTCGACAGAAACGTATGCCGGGGAGGCTTCCACGGTGGTCACTCTACGCTTTTCCTACTTGCCACGCAATAGCCAAGACAACCTCCCCCATAATCCACGTCCGAAGACCAATCCGACCGTTTCCGCCCACTGTTCGAGGGCTTCCACCCTCTGCCGGGTGATCTGCTCGTTCCTGAGAGCAGCCTCAACCCCTTCCTGAGTGTTAATCCGTCTAAGGGTTTTGTCGGATTGGGTCGAAGATCGCTGGAAGTTATCTTGGCTCATCCAGTTCCTCAGGATCGTCCATAGGGCGTTCAGGAGGCTCGGGCTGCTCAGCATTCGACTTGCCCGCAGCATTGACCAGAGCCAACCCCGTCTCATGAGCAGCCTCGAATTGATCCCTAGCGGCCTCGTGCTGCTGGTCGGAACTCCTCCCTGCCGCCTCGGCCTGTTGCTTGATCATCTCGATTTGAATGCGGTTCTCTGCATCCAGCCGGGCGATTTCAAGCCTCGTCTCCGCGTCCAGCTTGGCTTTCGCCATGATGGCCTGTTGCTTGGCCTGGTCTGTCTCGATAGCCTGAGCCGCCGCCTGTAGCTGCTGCTGCATTTCCTGCATCTGCTGCTTCAAGGCTTGGTTTTCCGCCGCTACAGCCTCGGGGTTCTGTTCCTGCTCATCCTCGCCCGGGTGGGCCTTTTCGTATAGCTTCTTCAACCGGTCCGCTATCTCCGTTGCCCCAGGGAAGTCCCGGAACCGGAAGTAAAGGTCCCCCAGGATGGGCATGAGGTCCGGAGCGGAGGCAAGGATCTGTCCCATTTCATCGGCGCCCTGCTGTAACCGGGTTTGGAAGCTCTTGCCGATGTCTACGCTGATCGCATATCCGCCCCTAGTCAGATCGTACTGTTTGACCCCCTGCTGTGGCATCCCAGGCTGTACAGGCTGCGGGCGCCCCGTCTGCTGATCACGCACAAACGGCGCGTTGATCATAATGGGGTCGGTCGAGTCGTCGTCCCCCTTCAGGATCGTAGTGATCCGGCCAGGGCGGTCGTAGATCGCCGGCATGAGGTCCAGCACGATCCGGGCTTCTAGCGGCATGGAGATGTCAGCTAGGCTGCTCAGGAAGTGACTGGTCCCCGCGTCTGACTGTTGCTGAAGAGCGACGATGGCCTTGCCCGACTTGTCCCGAGGGTTCTCCCGACCTAGAGAGGGATCGTAGACGCTCGTGGTGGTTTGGATGAACCTATCCGCCTCCTGCATTGCCATCATGGAGATGGACATCCCCGACTGATCAATCTGTGCGCGGGCCGGGGCCGCGACCTGCTTATCCCCTATCGTGGTCGGCTTGTACTGGAGATAGGGGAAGTTGCGGATGTTGGCCTGCTGCCACTCGGCCTCGTGGCCCTCAAACTGACCCTCAGCACCGATAAACGGCGCCTTGGGCTCAAGGCTCATCCGCTCCACGAGGTTGCTCGCAGCGTAGTTGTAGAACTTCTGCCCATCCTTGGACGGACCGATCATTCCAACCCATCGGCGTTGCGCATCGAAGGGTTGGAGCTCGCGGCCCAGGACAGGGACGAGTGGGATGTAGTGGCCGTTCCAATCCTGTTCCTCCAGGACTTCGGCGCCGGTCATCTTGGCAACCTTGACCGTGATCCTGTCCCGTTCCCGCTTGTTCTTCCCATCTGCTGATTTGATCGTCTGGTAATCGTGCTTCTTGTACCAATACTCGGCCACGAGGATGGCCTTATCTTCGCCGTCCACCTTGACCCACTCTGGAGTCTGCTCAACAAGCGACTCCCACTCCATCGGGTTATCTAGGCTGTCCGTGATCTTGGCGTCAGGAAACTCGCGCTTGAACTTGTCCGGTGACATCCAGACCGCGACAAAGGCATATTCCCCGTCTGAGAAGTCGGGCTTCTGAGCCGAAGGATCGAAGTATACCGCATCCTGGTGAAGAATTCGCTCGATGATGATTTCCTGGTCGAACGTCTCAGGATCTGCGTCCTCGTCCCACTTCGTATTGATCCGGTATGCTCCACGGCCGCACTTGGTTGCCCGGTCCAGAGCCCAAAGCCGGGCCTGGTCCGCGTTGGAGTCCCGCTCGATGCGCCGGTAGAGTCCCTGTCTGATCTCGGCGCCCTCTTTGTCGGCATCCTCGGACACGGGGTGAATGTTCACCCCAAGCCTTGCCGACCTGGCCTGATTCAGAATCAACTGAATCGGCTGGTCGAGCTTGGAAATGCTCAGCATGGGCCGAGGAGGGATAGGCACCCCCCCGATGGTTAGCCCTTGCCGCTGAGCCTTGGCCGCATCGTCCCACTGAAGCTCAGGGACCTGGAACTTGAGATCATCGTTCTCGCGCTGTCGCTGCCTGGCTTCGGCGTCCTGACACGCCTTGAAGCGTTTCTTGGCTAGATCGAGGATCGGTTCGTCCTTCATACGGTCGCACCGATTCTAACCCCTGCGGCCTCGGCTTCGGTGTACCACTTGTCCGCCCCAGGACAATCCCGGTAACCCTCGAACCAGGGACCGCCCAAGGTGTAATGCAGAATCCGGGCGTTCGGGTTGTCCGGATACTCCCCCTGGAGCCAGTTCCACTCCAAGGGCAGGCTACCGATCTCCTCGTCCCGAAGCCACGCGAACCGGTGAAGCTCCAGACCAGTGGCCCCGTTGACGTAGACGGGAGTCAGGGCCTTGCACCGAGGACCGTTGAACAGCATGAGCGAGGACCAGTTCTTCCGCGGGTAAACCGTCTGAATTTGTCCATCCATCTTTGTGACAGTACTTGGAGTGTACTGGTGCTGGCAGCAGACCACAGCCTTGTCCGACTCAAACGACATATTGAGCATGAGGTCCGTCATGTCGGCCAAGCACAGCATGTCGCAGTCCATGAACACCGACCAGCCTTCGTATCCCGTCAGGTACGGCACCAGGAAGCGAGTGAGCGAAAACTCCGTGCTCTCTGTTTCGCCTCGTGGACGGGCGTAGACCACGTCCAGTTGGTTCCGGACCAAAGGAGTAATAGCTACGGGGCGCCGTGCCCTCGTGATGATGGAATGGCTCAGGACGTGGAACGCGGCAACCTCGCGAGAATCCCAACCGATAAAGATCCGTAGAGGCATCATGCTTGCCACCCTGCTCCCATGCTGTGCTCGTATCGTTTCGGTGGAGGACACCCTAGCACCCTGCGGCCTTCGGCCTCGAGGTCGTCCCGCAGCCCCACTAGTTCCTCAGGGCTCAGGTGATCCGTGAACACGTGGGACACGTAGTCGCCCGGGATGCCCTTGTAGTAGTCGGCCACCCGTAAGTAATCAACACTCTCGGCGTGGAGCTTGTCCCCCGACTTGGCGGTGTAGGTCCAATAGCCCGGCTGCTCTTGCCTGGCGTCATCAAAGTACGGCGTGCCCGGATAGGGTGTGATGATCGTTGCGTCGAAGTCGTCCGGGCGCGTCTCGAGGAGCCATTCCTTCGTGGCTTCAACCGTTTCCCTTGACTCCCCCGGATGCCCCAAGGATAATAGGGCCTTCACCCTAAGCCCGTGCGCCTTGGCGATAGCTACGCATCGCGTGTTATCTGCCCGAGTAGCTTTCTTCTCGATGTTCTTCAGGATGCGCTCGTGGCCGGACTCGAACCCTACTAGGATTTCCCTGAATCCGGCCCAGTGCATCGCTTCCGCTTGCTGGTCTGTGAACAGTTCAGCCTTGATGAACCCTCGCAAGCGTAGATCAAGCCCGAGATCGTGAATGCCGTTCATCAGCCCAACCATCCCAGGGTTCACGTTCAATTCGTCGTCCATGAACATGAACCCTCGACAGCTATAGACCTGGTGGACGTAGGCGATCTCATCGAGGACGTTCTGCGTCGAACGAGTACGAATGCGCCGAAGGAACGCACTGCGCCTACCCCCACAGAACCCACACCCAAACGGGCACCCAAGCTGCGCGATCAAGGACAGTGCTCGAACCCCGTCAATCTGGTAGTGGTAGCTTTCTACGTCCACCAAATGGCGGGCGGCCCAAGGCAGGGCCTCGAGATCGGCGTTTGTCTGGAACAGCGGCGATTTCGGGTCGTCCGCGTTGATGAGCCCTCGGCCATCCAGGGCCTCGAGGACGGCGCCCTCTCCATCTCCTGCCACTACCACGTCAAAGAGGCCCAGAAGGTCCCAAAGGCTAGCGGCGCCCCGGGTGGTTGCCCGGGCCGCATGGACGAGGGTTGCGTGGGGTCCTCCGATGATCGTGCGGCGCCCCGCCTCCCTTAGCCCGTTAGCAATCTTTACCGCTGCCGGCATCTGAGGCGTCGTTGCGGTAATCCCGTAGATGTCCGCCTTCGTGGCCTCAAGAACCTTGGCGCAGTCCTTCCGCCCGGCAAGGTCCAAGAACTGGACTTCGTGGCCCTTCTCCTCGAGCACCGCCGCAACCCTGAGCAGACCTAAAGGCATGAACACGCGGTCATCCATCAGAAAGGCAGACGGCGGGTTGATCAGGCAGACGCGCATTGCTGGTATAGCCACTTCTTACGGGTTGGTCCCTTGTAGTGGACGATGGAGGCATGGCTCACGTCGTCCGTGCGTGCCTTTGGGGCGTAGTTGAACTCCAGGCCGGGAAGGATGGTGTAGTTCAAACCCCCGGCCTCAAGTACCTTGCTCGCTACGATCTGGTTGCCCATCCAGTGCCGGTCATCCTTGGTCGCCTTGAGCAACCCGTCCACTACGGCAGACCAGAACGCCTTACCGTTACGCTGGAACACAACCCCGATATTGAAGTTCCCGCACCAGGGGAACAACGTCTCGCCCGGGACAAGCGTCCCAACCCTGTCCGTGATGGCGAAGTCCCAGGTGGCGCCGTCGAACACGTGCCGAACGTCCTTCTGCACTACCGTATCCGTGTCGATCAGCAACCAGTCACCCTCACAGTGGGCATAGTGCCTGGCCGTGGCAAGGCACAGCGGCTCGTGAGGGAGGCGCCGGATGGAATCAACCCCGTAGACCGGGGCGCTCTTCTGGTCGGTAAGCTGAACAATCTCCACGTCTGGCATGACCTTGCGCACAGACTTGATCATGTTGCGCCCTAGGACGTAGTGGATGGGGTCGCGCTCGAACGAGGTGTAGAACCCGATTCTCACGCAGCCATCTCCCCTAGGTGCAGAGGGACCAGCATCGCCAGCGTAGACCGTCCCTTGAATGGTTCGTAGGGCATGACCAGGACGTAATCCTTCAGCGCCGGGGCGAGCTTCTTGACGTTCGCCAGGCCCTTGCCGGTGGGGCCGCCGTGGTAGTCATCGAACAGGTACACGGCGCCCTGAGCGGACAGCTCAAGGATCATGGGCACCTCATCCTGCCCAATCCGCCCGTCGAAGAAGAACACCTCGGCCCTGACCCCATCCTTGAGCAGCTTGTCGAACATCTCCGCGCTGGTGCGCTTGGGGTGGGTATGAATCCTGTCCGTGGCCGGGAAGCAGTCATTCCGGGCGTCACAGGTGTAGATATGGTCGGCCACGAGGGCATGGGTACTCTTGCCGATGAACGTCCCAACCTCAATCGCAACCTTGGGGCGCCGCCACGCACAGACCGACCGGATCAGTAGCCCAGTTTCGAGCGAGATCGAACCCGTGTTGTTTTCGGCCTTCTCCCGGCGCTTCTCCGCGATCTCCCACCACTGTTGAAGCTCAGGAAGCCAGGATGGCTCAGGCTCCGCGAAGCAGATAGCCTCCCAGGCATTCTTGGCCTTGGGTGCTATGGGATAGTCTGGAAAGTGGACACGCGCATGCCTGACGAACTGCGCTCGCTCGGTCTGCCTGACCGTACAAGCGTTGGCGAGGTTCTCCTCCTCGATCAAGGACTGCTGTAGGCCTTGGCCGTGGAACACGCAGAACACGGGATAAGCGCGCATGGCGTTGATAGCCTCGGCTACCCCGTTCGCCATGATCTTCGTCGTGGTGTACTTGACCCCTTGAGACTGCCAGGACGTATCGGGCTTCTGGACCTTGCCGAAGTGCTCCCCGGCATGACGAGCGCCGTCCTCACCGAATGACCCATCCATCCCATGGACCTCGAAGTGCCTGGCCCCGAGGATGCCCCCAATCTGGATAGCCGCTAGCCCGATGTTCGAGCCGGTGTTGACCAGGAGCTTGTCGAAGTCGTTCGCGGACAACCACTCCAAGTCCGAGTCAATCGTGCTTGAGACACAGTGCCAGATCAGGATCTTCTGGTCCTTGAGGGTGTCGAAGTAGATCGGGGCGCAGACCGAAGCGATCAGGTAAGTCACCCCCTCTACGGGTGGGATGAGTTGCTTGATCTTGTGCGCCCTCGGGTCCATGTCTATGTGGTAGTCCGGGATGAACCCACGCTCAGCGAGGAACCTCGTGGCTCCGCTCATGCTGATGCAGGGGTGCTTTATGTCCTGCCAGGTGTCCCGAAGCGAAGGCCCGTAACATGCTATGTGCATTACGGTTGACTCGTCTATGGGCTGCTGTTCGAGGCGTGGAATGTCCCGATGAATGGCCGCCAGCATGTTCTGCCGACGTGTCTCCACGTCCACTGCGGCTTGCATCTTGTACGGGATTTTCATGCGCCTAGAGCACCAGAGATAGACCACACGGAGATGGTGCTTGCACTGTGGACCCGGGCGGTTCCGTTGGCTACCTCGGCACGTGCATTCCACAGAAGGTTGCCGGGAGCGGTAACCCAAATGATCCCGCGGACCTCGGCTATCTGAGCCACGGTTGTGCCTGACGTAATAGCGAGGATGTTGGTTGATCCGGCGGCCTGGGCTGCTACGTTCACCCCGGTCCTACCGAAAGTCACAGCAGCGGCGCCTTGCCCCAACCACTGAACATTGGCGCGTCTGATTGCAGGGAATGCCATGCCGAACGACATGCACGAAGTCGCGGTATCAAACGAGTAAACGAACTGAGCCTCAATCTGGTAGACCCCCGATCCAAGCGCAAGGGTCATACCGTTGATGTTTGCAGTGACCGTGGTAGAGAAGTCGTTTGTCCCTGTAAGCACCGCAGCTTGACCCGACGGGGTAGCAGCCGGACCCGTTACACCTGTTGGGCCAGTAGCGCCTGTCGGCCCCGTCCCGGTCAGCCCAGTAGGGCCAGTGGCGCCCGTAGGGCCGGCCACACCAGTCGCACCCGCTGATCCAGTCGGTCCCGTGCCAGTTAAACCCGTTAACCCGGTTGGCCCAGTAGGACCCGCCGCACCCGTAGGTCCAGGCGCCCCGGCATCACCCGCCGATCCAGTCAACCCTGTAGGGCCGGTCGGTCCTGCCCCACCAGCGGCGCCAGTCGCCCCGGTTGGGCCTGTACCAGTTAAGCCTGTGGGTCCAGTCGGTCCGGCGCCACCAGCGGCCCCTGTGGGGCCCGTAGGCCCCGTTCCAGTCAACCCCGTGGGGCCGGTAGGTCCGGCGCCCCCGGCTGCACCCGTAGCACCTGTGGTCCCGGCTACCCCGGTAGCACCAGCAGAGCCTGTTAGGCCAGTAGGACCAGTCGCCCCGGGAGCCCCAGCGTCCCCTGCAGAGCCCGTGAGCCCTGTAGGTCCGGTCGCCCCAGCCGTCCCGGCTGCACCCGTGGTCCCAGCGGCGCCCGTAGTCCCTGCACTTCCCGTCGGACCAGTAGGACCCGCCGGACCGGTCGAACCAGCTCCACCAGCTCCAGGTACTACAAGGCGGCGCCCGATCGGCACTAGCTGATCCCCCAATCCCCAGACTGGTTCCAGTCGGGAGAGCCGGTAGTGATCTCAACCACGACGCACGTACCAGCCGGAGCACTGCCGATTGCGTTGACCTGGCCTACCCAATTGCTCTCGAAGTACGAGGCGCCGCCCCCATCGTCCGCTCCCGTACCACCCTTGAGCGCAACATGGTAGGCCGTGACCGTGGGGTTGGTCGTGCCCAGGCTCAGGTATAGGATCGTTGTCCCCGTGTTCTGAATCCAAAAGCCTTTGCGCTTGGCGTTGGAGCTCAGAATCACCCCAGCCACGGCGCCCACTGATGTCTGGGCTGGAACACTAACCGCTGCCTGTGGGCTGCCCTCGATGAATGCTCTGATCGGGCCACCCATTAGAACCGCCCAGAACAGGGCACACAGACCTGGACACCGTCCCCGTAAGTCCGCCAGATGCTCACCTGCTTCTGACAGCACGAGCAGGTAACGCTTCCGGTGGTCCCACTGATACCAGGGGTGACCATGAACAGGGGACTAGGCTTGGCTTGCTCGACCGGCTTACGCTTCCACGGCCACAACCTGCCCCAATCCATTGCTAGCCTCAGTATTTGAAGGTCACGAGCTCTTGGACGATGTTGTCACCCTGAACCGTACTCGCCTCAGCTACCACAATCTCACCGTCGAACACGTCATGGATGGCAAGGATGAAACCAGAAGGACTCAACGTCCAGTAGGTAGCGTTAAGGCCCCAGGATGGAGGGAATACCGTGTCTGCGGGGCATTGACTAGGCTTGATGATCTTGCGTTCCTTGGTGTAGTAGGTCGCCCGGAAGGCTATGGTCCCCCAGGTTCCACACTGCTGTCCTAGACGTTTGGGGGTGACCTTGATGTGATGGACCCGGCAGTGTGCAGGTATTTCTTGGGCAGCAAGCGGTGCCCCGAGCAAGAGCAAAAGAGCGAACCACCTCACGACCACCCCCACTGCGTAGGCATCGCCATTGCCGCCTGTTTCTTGGCTTCCCTGGGTATCTGGTGCCTGACCGCCAACCCTCGAAACCCATCCGCACCATGACTAGCCCAGTCGTGAACCGGAGTAGCCTTGAACTCGTTGAGCCGCTGGTTGTAGTCCCTGCGGTAGTGGACGAGCGCCTCAAGACCAGCCTTACACTTGGTCGCATCGAACCAGCAACGCTTGAACAGCATCCGAGCCGCGTGAATCCCTTCCTCAACCTCGCTCGCTCCATGCTGTAGACGTGGAGTGATCTGGAACCGAATACCCATACTGGCGGCTACCTCTAGCCTGGACCGGCCGGAGGACATCTCGCGGACCTGAATGTCATGCGGCGCCCAGTGCTTGCCGTAAGTGTACCCCCGGTCGGAGAGGATCTTGGCGTAATGCGGGAAGCCCTCACCCGAAGCCTCGTAGTAGTCGATGAGTCGAACCTCTCCCGACCTGGTGGACTGGGAGAACCAGATAGCCATGGCGTCACCGACTCCGAGGTCCCAGTCGGTGTCTACGGGTAGAGCAGAGTCATAAGGAACCGTGGTCACTCTGCCTTCGGCCCGTGCGGCTTCGAGCTCGGAGGAGAAGATGGCGCCCTTGACGGCAGCCTCGAACGAGCACTCAAACTCTTGCGCGTACTCATCCGGGGTCATGACCTCACGGGCCGCTGAGAGGTACGCCTCGTCCAATAGCCCGGTTTGACTGGCTTTGTACTCGGAGAAGAACCAATCCTTATCGCCTTTGGCCTGACGTTCCTTGGCGTGCTGGGCTATTTCATAGAACTGGTTACGCCCGTTGGGGGTACCTTGGAACAGAGCCCAGCCTCCACGGTCCACGAGGGTTGCGCTCACGACCTCGGTGTAGGTCTTGGGTGGGTGTAGGCCATACTCGTCCAGCACTACCCCATCGAAGTACAGGCCTCGAAGGCTGTCAGGGTTGTCTGCTCCGTAGATCCTGCTCTGTCCACCATTGGGATAGTCAACTCTTAGTTCTGACTGGTTGACCTTCACCCCAGGCACGGGGCGCGAGTAGAACTGCATGTAGTCGAAGGCAATGGCCTTGCCTTGAGTGTACGTGGGTGCGATGTAGCCAAACCTGGGCCTATCCCGAGTGCAGATCAGGGCGCCGCGTTGGAGCTCGTTGATCCCTAGCACTGTCTTGCCGAACCTACGATGGCAGACGATGACCCCGAACCTGTGCTGCCGCATGAGCCGGTGAACCTCAAGCTGTAGCACCCGAGGGGCATAATCGATCTCAACCCTCGTTACTCGCCCTTCCACACGATCTCCAGCTTGCCCGTAAGGTGCTGTTCCTGAACCTGCTCCATGGGTTTATCCAAAGCCCGGTTCATCAGATCTGTGAAGGCTTGGACGCTAGGGTCCTTCTCCCACACCTCGATGATCTCCTGGTCGTTGGTCAGGTCGTTCCTGAGCTTTGCCATGGCCTCGGTAACCCTGACAAACTTGCCGCCCTTCTTCTCCCTGACTACAAGGTACTTGATGCCCTTGGCGTGAGCTACTTGGGAAGCAACCATCTCGTCCATGTGCTTTAGGACTACTTGGCGTAGGGCTTCTCTGGCTTGTTCCTTGGAGATGGTTTTGGCTGTCTTGTAGCCTTTGGGCATGCCGGCGCCTGGCCGAGCGCCACCATTGACCTTTTTCAGTTCTTTCACTTGGGGACATCAATCTGCCCATGCAGATAGTGCTGGGTAGCTTCAAGGGCTGCTACACGTTGGGCTAGGTCGTAGACGTAGCCTAGGAGTGTTAGGACAAGTGCTCCCGTGGCTAGGGTTTCTTTGGTGGCCTTCATGGAATGTTCAGCGGTTGCGGCGTACCTGTGGCCAGGACTGCATCCCCGCTCGTCTGCCAGCGCCAGCGGTAGTACCAGACCCCCGCAGGTACGGTCATGTCCGCCGAGCCTCCCGAGGAGCAGGTGGTGTCCTGTACTGAGGTCGGGGAGGACATGCCTGCATTGTCGTCGTAGTCGAGGGTGCAACGGGCTGCGCCGAGGGCGGCAAGGGCGGTGCTTGGGGCTCCGATCTGCACGGGGACGGTGCGATCACCGCCTACGGGAGTCGGGAGCGTGGTGAACGTGGTGTCGGCCACCGCCCGCGTCCCGCCTTGGCAGGTATCCATCGAGAGCTTGTAGGTGGTCGAGGCGGTCAGGCCAGTGAAGATCGCCGTCCTTCGCGATGGTCCCTCTGTCGTCGTCTCGGTGTCGATTGGCGTTCCTCCAGAGTCCTTCAGAGTTACGACGCAATCGGACGAGTAGGGGATGCCGATGGCTCCGTACTGGACGAGCACGCTCGTGTCCAGCGGACGAACGAAGAACCACGCGTTCTTGTCCGTGCGTCGAGAGGCTACGAAGTCGAAAGCGTAGGTCATGCCCTGATTGAAGAACTTCTGCCCACCGTAGGCATAGCTCTCGTTGGAGGCCAACGCGCTGAAAAGTGCGTCCGCCCGATCCCGATAGCGAGTGTCCGATGTCTTCTCGTACAACCACTGGTAGTTGTAGACCATGAGGTTGTTGAGATCCCACGAAGGATTCCCTATCGGAAGCGGTGGCGGCGGATCGGCAAGCCATGAGTTGTACGGAAACGACCCCGCTGCAATCCACAGCCATTCGTCCATGAAGTCGATAGCGAGCTTGACGGTCGGGAGTACGTTGGCGTCTCCGAACACCGTGTCATACCGAATGAGTGCGTCTAGGACCAGGTGGACGTAGAAGGGTTGGATGTACCAAGCGTCCGAAGCTTCGGGGATCTCATAGGGGTCGTCTGTCCGGTAGTCCTTGGTGATGAACCACTGGTCGATGTAGTCGATTCCTCGGTCGCGCAGCAGTTCCAGCCGGTCATTGTGTGCCCTGCCCATACCCTCAGCGTTGATGTAGCTGGTCATGCAATAGGCGAGCGCTCGCGACCCGTCTGGATCATCGAGGTATGCTTGTAGCTCCGTCCCTTCCGGCCCGCAGAAAGCAGCACTGTCCGCGATGTCGTAAGCGGCATCACGAGACACCGTATCCGCCGTCCTGGCATAGTGATGGCGCAACCCAGTTGTGAACTGGTACTGCTCGGGGAGCCCGCCGGAATTTGGGATGGAGTAGGCGTCCCGGTAAATTTCAATCGCCCGATCTTGGCAGAGGTACCAGTCGGCGTCTCCGGTGTAATCTCCGATGAGCCCGAAGACCTTAACCGCGTCATACTGCATGTTCCCGAGACCGTTGATGTCCGGGGTCACCGCCTCGATGTCAGCGCACCAGGTCGCTCCGTAGGAGAGCATCTGGGACTCCCACGTCGCAAGATTCGGAATTGGCGGAACTGGCGTCTGCGCATAAGCCACAGTCGACAGCGCCAGAGCCGCGAACGCAAGTCGAAGCGCCTGCGTCATGGAACCGTAAACGCCAATCCGATGTTGATACGAGTCCCGGTTGCTGGCGTAGTCCAGACGGCTGGAGTTGTAAAGAC